GCGACCATGGTTGAAGAATACGAAACAATGGAAGAAAAGCGTGCGCAATCATCGCTCTCTGATTGATGCTTGTCATGAAGCATTCTGGAGCTTCCCTGAAGACACGCTTAGCAGTGATCGTCGCATTGCTGCTGTTCTTGAAGCCATTGCTAACCATCCTCTTGTTGACAAGCAATTTCTTCGTCAAACTGCTCGAACTATTCTCATGCCTGACATTGCAATGTGCTCGGGGGACGAATGCCCTATTAAAGAAAATTGTTGGCGTTACATGGCGCCTGCAGATCGTTGGCAGAGCTATTTCGCTACGCCTCCACGGGACGAAGAGGGCTGCGACTATTTCTGGGACATGAATGAAAAATGAAAACGAACAAAGAAACAGTTCTTGATTCTGATGAGCTACACCCCGACGGGCGAATGATGGCGAAATGCTTGATGAAAGAAAACGGCTTGAGCATTGAAAGGCTGTTTAATGTTTTAGGGGAGTTTCAGAGTGACATTATTGAACTTCGGCGCGCAATAGAGGACACGCAATACGACATTGATTCTCACATCAGGAATCATGATTGAAAGTGGCTTGTTACGATCTGTGTCTCACATCTCTTCAAATGCCAGCATTTCCCCGTTACGAGCCCAACCGGCTCCAAATTCAGAAAAAACGCTATGCTTACCTTTTGCTGTTCACATCAATGGGTTGGTCAAAAAAATGGGATCTTGGTGGGCAGCGCTTTGGCAGGCTTGTTGTCCTAGACAGAGCGGAAAGCATTAAAAACGCTGCTGCGTGGCGCTGTCAGTGCGATTGTGGAACTATTAAAGTTATCAGGGCTGATGCTCTTCGCTCGGGTGCAACACTATCCTGTGGCTGCTATCACCGCGAAAAGCATACAAAGCATGGCAGGCGAAGTAATCGGCAAGCTAACAAAAATGACCCCACTTACACTTCGTATATTTCCATGAAAAGTCGAGTCCTAAATCCTAATTCGCATGAATACGAAAACTATGGAGGGAGGGGCATTGAAATCTGCAAAGAATGGCTCAGTGGCGGGTTTGAGCAGTTCTTGGCCGACATGGGGGAGCGACCAAAGGGCAAATCCTTGGACAGGATTGATTGTAACGGCAACTACTCTCCGGAAAATTGCAAGTGGTCCACTCCTCAAGAGCAAAACGAAAACAGGAGAGGGTCCATTCTCTTGACATTTAATGGGGAGACAAAGTGCCTTTCCGCTTGGGCTCGCGAGCTGTCTGTAGAACGGCATGCAATTCAGTCTTTAATCAAAAAAGGAAAGTCACTAAATGAACTCTTCGCAAGCAACTCAATCAAAAAATGAATTTCAATCGTCACGAGCCGAACCGAATTTCCTTGAATCGCCGTCGTTACTACGTTTGCGACGATTTTCCAAATGTTCCAGAAGGGTTTGTTTTGCCTTCTGTGACGACTATTGCGAGCGCGTGTTCTCCGCCTGGCAAGATTGCAGCGCTAATGAACTGGCGAAAAAAGGTGGGCAATGAAGAAGCTAATCGTCGCACTCGTAATGCTGTGGATCGAGGCAATTGGCTTCACGGTGTTCTAGAAGATTTCTGGAATGGCGAAGACATTCAAGAGCATCTTGATTCTCACGAAAACTACGTGCCTTATTTTGAAAGCATTGTTGGTTTTCTTGAGCGCGTTGATAGTCCATTGCTCGTCGAAAGTGCCATTGCCTGGTACGATCCTGCGCAAGAAATTGGCTATTCAGGCACCTTTGATATGCTCGCCAAAATGAACAGCGGGCAATATGCCTTGCTTGATTGGAAGACGAGCTACAAAGAAAAGCCTGATACACAGCTAGCCGATTATCGAATGCAGCTTGGTGCTTATGTGCAAGCCATTGAACAGATGTATGACATCGAAGTGAATGAAGCGCATTGCGCTATTGCCATTCATGATCCTGATACTGGCCATTCCCAGGAAGCACAAATCGTGAGTCTCTCAGCAGGAGAGCTTGCGATGCAGGCAGGCATCATGGTGCAAAAGGTGCAGCAGTTCTTCTTTGAGCACTACCCCGGCGGACGCCCCTTAATGATTTCTATGGACCGTGGGGCTTGACCTCCTCTGTCCATAGCGCTATGCTTCTGATGCCCCTTCCAGGGCCTACTACATTCCTCTGAGGACCACTCAATGCCCGCTGGCAACTCTCCCGCTTTCTCTGGCACTGTCGATCTCACCCCCGACATCCTTAATGCCATGAAGAAGGCCGGTACCAACCCCCAAGGAAACTACTCCCTGCGTTTCGCTCTTTGGGACAATGACAAGCGCGATAAGGACACTGCCCCTCATTTCAAAGGGCAGGTGACTGTCAACAAGCTTGACAACTCTCCCAAGGCTTACGCTTCGATGTGGGACAATGGCAATAAGGCCAAGCAAAGCTTCTCTGATGATCCCTTCTGAAGCCTTTCGTTATTGTTCACTAGGGCGCTAATGCGCCCTTTTCTTTTCTATGGCAAAACGCAACGAACTATTTATTGAACTGTCAGCACGAGGACCGCTTTGGCTCGCCATCGCAATTCTCACTGTCACAAGTTCTGTTGGCATTGCTTGGATTTTTCAAGCATTGCTTCCCGCCGTGCCTTTTTGGCCTGCATTTATCTTCGCATTGCCCTTTGTGGCAGCCATCATCGCTCGCTTTTGAACCATGCTTCTGAATGACAAGGAAATCAGCATTCTTGCTGAAAATGATATTATTTTTCCTTTCGTCGCGGAGAAAACCAGAGAGCTTGACAATGGCACGAAAGCCCTCTCATACGGACTGAGCCATGCCGGGTATGATCTCCGGCTCTCACCAAAGGGCTTTATGGTCATCAACAACAGCAGGCCCGTGGAAGCGCTTGACGTTAAGAGCTTCAACAAGGAGCTGATGTATGAAGCTGTGCCCGTTGAAGATCGTGGCTCCACATTTTTCATCTTGCCTCCGTTCTCCTACGCTCTTGGCGTGAGTGTGGAACTGCTGACAATGCCGTCTAACATCATGGGGATCACAGACGGCAAAAGCACGTATGCCCGGCAAGGCACCATCATTAACGTTACGCCAATTGAGCCTGGCTGGTCTGGTCATCTCACTATTTGTATTGTCAATCCCTTGGCTTTTCCCGTTCGCATTTATGCCAACGAAGGGATCGTGCAAGTTATGTTCGCTCGCCTCTCAGGCGCCGCAGATCAGGACTATGGAAACGGCAAGTATCAAAACCAAGGCGCTAACGTAGCGTTTGCTGCCGTCTGATCAGTGAGCGCTCTTGAAGACCAGTTCCTCGGACTATGGCAGGCTCATTTCCCTGATCTCCCATTGATTAGAGAATTCAGTGACGTGCCAACTTGGGAGGCTGATTTCCAAGAGCGCTATGCAAAAAGCAAACGGTCAAAGCGCTATAGGGCAGACTTCGCTCATCTGCCCTCCCGTTCCCTCATTGAAATTCAAGGGGGCACCTTCAGTAGAGGCAGGCACGTAACCGGCTCGGGCTACGAGCGTGATGCCCGCAAATTCAACTTAGCAACAATGGGAGGGTGGAAAGTGTTTCTGCTTACCACCCAAACGGCCAAGGAAATTTTTTGGCTTGAGCGGATTGCTGCTTCATTGCGAACTGTGTGACGGCTTCAGCAGCTTCACCAAGCAGCTCATCAGCAGCTTCCAAATCACGCTCTTGAAGCTGCATAGCTTGACGCAGTTCAAGATTCTCTTTCACGAGCGACGTGACGGCTTCTTGCATATTGCTCCAACCTTCCATCATCGTGCAAGCCACTTCTCGCAGCTTGTCAACGTCATTGCATTCGCTCAGTGCCTTTTTATTAGCAACGAGAGCAAAGTCTCGTTCCATGCTCCGCTCAAAAGGCCCCATAATGCCAATACAATCTTGACCATTGTATTTTAGGCCCACTGGGATAGAGAAAGTGCTCATTGTCCTTGCATTGTTTCGTTTAGCCTAGCCATGCAGCAGTTTGGCAAACGGTTTGTTTATCGGGTGGACGATGGGAAGAATGCCGTAAGATGTGGGACGGGCTACCGCCCATATAAGCTTCCTCGCACGCCTCGCAACCATGAATGGCTTCCAGGACAGGATGTGGTGTACGTACAACGTACGTCCGCTGGGTGGATGCCCTCCTCCATTGTTGGCACCATTGAAGGGTTTGATGCAAGCGCCAGAGCCAAGAAAGCAATCGTACGCTGGCATTCAGCTACGGATATTGCTCCTACAATCAGTTTGCAACGACTTCGGCCCCTCTCGCTGATCACCAGTGCTTACCAAAACAACTGACGACTTGCTTAAAGATTTCTCCAAGCTTGCAGGAGGAATTCTTGCCATTTTCACTGTCATGTGCTTGCGAGCATGGCTGCTAAGCACTTGCGTGGGTCTACTGGCTCCAAGTTTTACGCTTGGCTTTTGGCAGTGGTTCCTAATTGCCATCACTTTTCGCATTCTCATCGCTACGGACAAAACTTGATGATGAATCAGATGGATCCGCTGATGGATGGCATCAGCTTCGTGCGTCTCATTGATTGGATGGGCAGTTCGCTTGACATCGTTTGCGACGCCCGCCAAAGCTTTGACCAAACGAGCAGCGAATGGTCCGAAAAGGACCAGAAGCTTCTTAATTATCTTGTCAAGCATCAGCACACTAGTCCATTTCGTGGCGTGGTCACAAAATGGCAAGTGAAAGCTCCGCTGTATGTTTGTCGACAATGGTGGAAGCATGTGATTGGTGGCACGTTCGCCAACGACACGCTTGGTTGGAACGAGAAAAGCTTTCGCTACTGCGAAGCTGACGATGACACGTACTACATGCCGCGTGAATTCCGCCAGCAAAGCGCCAGCAACAAGCAGGCTTCCAGCGGCGCCTTGGAGCCCAGTATGAACCAAGTGGCAATGATTGAATATGCCAAGGCTCTTGAGCAGGCAAAGCAGGCTTACAGAGCGCTGCTGACGCTAGGCGTGGCGAAGGAGCAAGCCAGGGGCATCCTGCCCATGGCTTCATATTCATCGTTCACGTGGACCTGCAGCTTGCAAGCTTTGTTGCATTTTATTTCATTGCGGGATAAGGTTGACAGTCAAGGCGAAATCCAAGCTTACGCTCAAGCCTTGTCCTCTCTCGCCCGTCCATTGTTCAAAGAGGCTTTCGAGGCCTTTGATCTTCACCAATCATCGTTTTGATGACGCACGACCCAAGAAAACGATTGCATCCCATTGAAGGCCGCCCTTTTAAAAGGGGCGACACAAGGGAGGACGGATTTATTTTTAACACATACACAAAAACTAAAACCAGGGAAACTGGCTACTATGCAGAACAATGGCTAAGCCCCGACGCTTTCGCCCGATTTAAAGAGTCATCTCGCGAGGCGATTAACAAATGGTACAAGGAACAGGTCTCTAAACGCCGCCTATTGATTGATAAAATCAAGCTGGATTCTGGGTGCTCTTTATGTGGCTACAATGCTCATGCCGTTGCTCTTGACTTTGACCACTTAAATCCAAGGGAAAAAGAGTTCACCATTGGAACCAAATACTGCCACAAACCGTGGACCGAGATCTTGAAAGAGATCCAGAAATGCCGGATATTGTGCGCGAACTGCCACCGGGTCGAGACTCTTTTGGCTCAAAAACAACAAAAACAACAAGGAAAATGAAAAAAGCCAAGACTGTCCAGCAATTTGATCCGATTGAGCGACCATTTCATTACGCTAAAGACGGAGGCATCGAATGTATTGAAGCTCAAGAGGCTTCAATGAGTGAAGAAGCCTTTCGTGGGGCCCTTAAATTCAATGTGCAAAAATATGTTTGGCGCTATGAAGACAAGGATAATCCGCTAGAAGATCTCAAGAAAGCGCGTTGGTATCTTGATCTTCTCATCTTCAATATGGAAAACGAGCCACAACAAGAAGCAGTTGAGGCTCTTGAAAATGCTTCTCAACAATGCGAAGGAGGATTCTGCCCTATGCCGAATCAAGTGCAGCCAGTTCCTGGCATTCGATACGATCTCCCAGGAAAACAAGTGATGTTTGCTCCCGTCGAAAGTTAAGCAGCGCTACAACAAAGCCCCCACAAGGGGGCTTTTTCATGCTCAATCGTTTGATGCAGCGGCAACACAAGACCTTTCTTCTCGCACCATGCTTCCAGCTCCTTTTGATCAGTATGGGCACTAACAAAGCTATTGCAATACACCCATGCCATTACAACCTCCTCGCGCTTCTCCGTCCAGAATTGCTGAGGACGCCACCATTCAAAAAGATTTTCGTTTCCCTTGGATAGATTACAGGCTCGACAGGAGGGCACAAGATTAAACTTGCTGAAGTGAGGACCGCCTTTGCTCTTTGGAACAATGTGATCAATCGTTAGTTTCTCTTTCCATTCTCCACAGTACGCGCAAGCACACTGCCCAAATGGTCCCCTCAAGAAATAGTCTTCAAAAATACTCTTACGGAACCGACGTTTTGCATCTCCAGGGCGAAGTTCAATGAGAGAATAAAGCAGCTCATCAGGACCATTCGCTCTTGGCATGGCACTATTTAGTTGTCTTGACCATAGTTTAACGCTAAATAATGTCCCATGAATTTCGTCTAGAATTAAAGCATTGATTGTCGGCTATGGACAGTTTCAAGGACGGCCTTGCCAATTTCGTAGCCACCATTACGGCTGGCATGTTGCTTTCAACAGGCGCCATGCTCATTGCAGTGGGCACTCAACAGGCGAGAGTGGCCATTCAAATTGAAACCGTCACGGAGAAGCTTTCTACTCTCACTGACAAGATGAGCGAGATGGAGAATAGAGTACGGAACTTGGAGATTGAGCGCTAGGCTATTTATATTCCCATTGCATCTCTCATCATGAGCGGCATTGAATGGTTCGTAATTGGTGGCATTCTTGTTGCTGCTGCCGACCAAATTATCGAACGCACTCCCTACAAAGAAAACAATGTCATCCAGCTTCTGCTGACTGGCCTCAAGGCAATCTTCCGCGTTAAGGACTGAGCCATGTGGCCTTCTAATCGGGCTTTCTGGGACGAATGCTTCCAGACGGCCCGTAAATATGGTGCTCGCTATCCAGAGCTGGTAGCAGCACAATGCTGCTTGGAAAGTGGCTTCGGGAAGCACACGTCTGGCAAACATAACTACATCGGTGCCAAAGGCGAAGGCACTACTACCACCACTCAAGAATTTTACGATGGTCAGTGGGTGACTATCAAAGCTGGTTTTATTGATTTCCCTAGCCTTGCTGCTTGCATTGAATACTTAGTCACGCGCTGGTATAAAGACTATCGTCAATTCAAGGGCATTAATCATGCTCCCAATCGTTATGCTGCGGCACGAATGCTCAAGGAGCAAAGCTATGCCACTGATCCAGCGTATCCAGCAAAGCTGTCTAAGCTCATGAAAGAATATGCTCCTGAGAGCACTGTTGTTACTATGATCGGTCCCAAGAAACGTCCGCAAGATTTTGGCTTCAAGAAAGGCGATTCACATTTGATTGTGAATGATGCCGTGGAAACCATGAAAGCTTTCTCTTTTGAAGGCAAGCTGCTGTGGGAAATCCCTTGTCTTGCTCGCGGACAATATAGTGATTTTGAATGGAAAATCACAAATTCTGACACGCCTCCTGGTTTGTACAAGATCGGCGCCATCTACAAAGACTATGAGCGAGTGGGCGACAAACCTGCTTATGATCGTACACTCATGGCTTATGGCTGGTACAGCTTTGACATGGTGGAGCTAGAGAATCAAGAAG